ATTTTTCCCTGTTTCTGTATTTTATGTAGTTTTATAGAAACAGTATTGAAATTATGTATGATCTGCTTAATTTCCTTATATCTATTTTACAAGTAAGTTGGTATAAGTAACAAATTACATAGAATACTTGATTATGTAGTAGTGTAATAAATTATTATATTATTTTATGTTTTAGATGTGAGAATTTTCTTGTGTTTAATAAGTGGTAGTCTTTCTCTACTCAGCTCAATGTGTGCTGTGAGCCACATCGCTTAGCTAGCGTAATAATGGCGAGGTTTCTTAATATCGAAACCCTCTAAGCAATTAGAGTTTTAATAAATTTTTTAAATAATGGATACACCAGTATTTGAGGAAATCTATCCCCGTAGAAGAGATGGATATGCGGTAAACAAGAATTTACCATTGTTTGATATTAAAGGGATGGTAGCCCCTTCAAAAGACCAGGCTTGCCTTAATCAGCCGGCCGAAATTGTAGATTCTATGATTAGAGAATCTACAAATTTGAGTACTAATCGAGTAATATCTCTGTCCATTAGAGATATTATTATAGATGTAACTGTTTTACAAGCTGTAAAAAGTTATATTAAATATCACGTAGAAGAGTTTGTTAATTTTAATCCTTATTGGGATGAAGATCTAAATTTTATAGTTAAAGATGACGGCTTGTTACCTTTAACGCGATTGGACATTTTAGCTTTAGAAGATACAGTAAATTTACCTTTAATTAAATTAGAACGAAATAATAAAGGTTTTTATTATGTAAATGGTAGACATAGACATGCGAGATTATTACTTTTATTTTTGAAAAATAAAATTCAATTGGATACAAATTTATTAAATAAATATGTTTTATTAGAAGTGTTTACAACGGAAGGTAAGAAATATGAAGAAGATAATAAAGAATTCTTGTTTAAAAGTAAGACAAAAGAGATTTTAGATAGTGGATTAAAGTATTTTATATTTGATGGAAACAGACGAGTGTTTTTAAGAGTAAGTAGAAAAGAGTTTTCAGAAAGTAAACATGCTATTATTAGTTATCGCAAATTAGTTGTTAAATTTAGTAATTGTGAAAGAAATGTAGCTAAAAATTGGATTGTACAATTATATCAAAAATTGTTATGGAGCGGAGAATCAATAATTTCATCAGTGAAAGAAATGTATAATTCTTTGTTTCATAAAATTACGGATAGTATTAATGTAGTAAAAAATATGTTAGAAATAATTAATGATCCAATATTTGTGCCTTTATTTTTAGATGTAGTGGCTATGTTAAATTCTTTAAATAGTCCTTATCCATGCTTTGATAGTATAGTAGTAAAATTGTTAAGATTATATTCTATTTATTTGCGAGGTCAACAACTATTTACTACTGAGAGTATAGAAGAAGCTTTGCTTATGTCTACAATATTACCTTTGTTGCCAGATTGTTTAACTAATGTTATAAAACGTATGCAATTATTTACATCAAAGAAGATTTTAGATACACCGGGTGTTATATTGGAATTTGTAGCCGATTTAGGTACTTTTATTATGTATATTTTAGAACAGCTTCCAACTCCAGATTGTATTATTGTGATGGTTAAGAAGATTTTTTCTGTAGGTACTAGGTTTAGGTATTCTACTTTGATGAATAAATTAGTTGTAGCTTGGAAAACAAATAAGAAAATTATTATGGATGTACCTTTTCATGAAGAAGTTGTTAAAACATGGAATGCTATAGAATTAGAGTTAGATGTAAAGTCTTATCTTATGTCTCAGAAGAAGACTATTTGGGAAGATTTTGCTAGGTTGTATAAGGCTGTAATTTCTTATAAAAGTGTTAGTCGTCAAGAACCCTTTTGTTTGGTATTTGAAGGTCCCCCTGGAACGAAGAAATCACATATTTTGAATAAGTATATACAATATCAGAAGGAACCTTCTTATGTTCACGTGGTTAAAGCCAGTGCGGATGGTAAAGATTTCTATGATGGGTATAATAATGAAAAATATTTTTTGATGGATGATGTTGGTCAAATGGGAATATCACAGTGGAGAACTATAATTAATATGGTTTCTACCGTGAAGTTGCCATTAGATTGTGCAGAGGCAGGATTGAAAGATACGAAATATTTTAATAGTGAAGTAATATTAGTAACAACTAATAGGTTTATGCATTTAAATGGTCTAACTAAAACAGATTGTATAGATAATTTAGATGCTTTATGGCGTAGAGGACATGTTTTAGATTTTTCGCAAGTTAGAAGAGATGGAGGAAACTTAAAAGGCATTATTTCATATAAACGAAGAGATTTGGAAATTGGTGCGTGGGTTGATGCTTTCATACCACATGTTATGCCAGATGATTTTCCTACATATATAGATGCTAGTAATGAAAATAAAGTTATTGCATGGATAGGAATGATAATTAAGAAACATGGAGAATTTTATGCGAATGTTCAGTCTAGTGTGCATGTGTCTGATAGTCAACGAGTAATAATAGATGAATATATATCAGAATATGAAAATAGTTTTTTTGATGCTCAAGGCTTTTTAACTTGGGGTTTTGATGTATTGATAGAGTTGAAGGATGTTATATTATATACATTTTCAGAGATGATTAGTAGTGTTTGTGAATTTATAAAAAATATTGATTTTAAGACATTAGCAATGAAATCTGTTAGAAACTCATATTTATTAATTATGCTTGTGTCTTTTGTTGTAGTGATAAGTTTGTATAGTGCAATATCATGGTTATGCGGTGATGTTAAAAATATGCCGGAAGATAATAAATCATTGACGAATATATGGAAAGATTCAATGAATGTAGCTATGCGTTGTGAAAGTGCAGAAGTTAATAGTACCACGGTAATAGATGCGGTACAAAATAGATTAATAGTTGTAGAGATACATAAGGACGATGGAACGACCGAGTTTATGCAAGCTTTTACATCAGGTTTGTGTTTATTGATTCCTTATCATGCGACAGTGAAAGGTGTAGTTTCAATTTCTGGATATTTAAATTTTGATCAAGTAGAAAATAGAGTTAAATGTATAGATCATATTACAGTACAAGTTGTGTATGAGAATAAGTTAGCAGATGTTTGCATTCTTAAATTACCTACTTATTTTGCTACTCCTTTTAAATATAGTGGTAAATTGTTGTCAAAAAACGCTATACACAAACATGGAAATGTTAATTACCAAATTCGACAAAAACACACGTATTTTGTTAATTCTTATGCATCAATACCGGTTAATAGAATGTGGATTAATCATCAAGGAAGTATAGAATATTTTACAGATAATTATAAAAATATTTTAACACCCAATGATTATTGTACATATGCGCTGTCACAACCAGGACTGTGTGGTTCTTTAATAGTTGATCAAGATGTAGGAATTTTAGGTATGCACGTTGCGGGAAATGGTATAACAGGGGTTTCAGTAGTATTTGATAATAAAGTGTTAAAAAGCATTTTAGAAACTTTTACAGCATATCAAACGTCTTTTGTAAATATTCCTGATATAAGAACTGAAAAAATGGATAATATGAAAGAGTTTTCCGGAATAGTATATGATAAATCGTATTTTATTCAAGTACCAAAATCAACAAATTTTGTAAAGTCACCATTGTTAGAATTTTGTACTAATTCAATTGATTTAGATCTTAAAGTACCTGTAGTCCTTAATGCCAATGGTCCGGGTACTATTCACGACGTTGCGATGAAATCATTCCAATTAGTTAGTGGTTATAAGAAAGAAGAAATAGATTTCGTTAAAGATGTTTTTAATATATTAATTCCAGAATATACGGATATAAGCGATTACAATGTTATAAAAGGTAATGATTTTTTGCCTAAATTTAATATGAAGTCTGTCAATGGTATAGGTTATGATAGGAAGAAAGATTTATATATAGATATAGAAAGTGGTCAACCTACTGAGTTGTTTAAGAATAAATTATTACAATTTGAAGAAGATGTTAAGAATAAAAAAATAAATATTGATGATTTAATGTTGTATGAAACTTTAAAAGATGAATTAAGATCTCAAGATAAAGCAGAAAAACCTCGTTCATTTAGAATCTCACCTTTACACTTAGTATATTTGATGAAGAAGTTGTTTGGAGATTTAGCAGGACAAATAATAGAAGATAAATGGAATAATGGTATAGCTATAGGTATTAATCCTTATAAAGATTGGAATAGATTGTATGAAGAACTTAAAAGTAAAAAGGTTTTTGATGGTGATGTGGGTCAATATGATGGAAAACAACCAGCTGAATTACAAGATGCGTTATCAGATGTTTTGAAGAGAAAGTATAAAGGAAAACATTATGCTTTGATGGAATTGATGGCAGAATACTTAGTTAGAGTTATGGTAGCTATAATGAATAGAGTAGTACAGACAACGCATTCTGTAAGTTCAGGTTATTGGATGACGTCTTTAGGAAATTCATTATTAAATAGAGGTCATACAGCTGTGTGTTATTATAGAGAATGTATCAAACTTCATAAAAAACCTACAGTGACAGAGTTTATGAAAATATCAGATTTTGTTTTCGGAGATGATAAGTTAGTAGGAGTTCCCAAAGGTTTAGAATTTATTAATGGATTAACAATGAAAAATTATTTTAATAGTGTAGGAATGTCTTTTACAGATGCGAATAAAAGAGAGATGCAAAATGAATTTTGCAATATTTGGGAGGTATCTTTTTTGAAACGTACTTTTTCTTTTAATAAAAAATTACAAAAAGTTATGTGTCCTTTAGATTTAAAAAGTATTTATAGTTCGTTATGTTATTATGATAAAACAAAAGATTATGAAGTAGTGATGAAAGGGAAAATAGAATCTGCTCAACGAGAGTTGTGGTTACATAGTATAGATTGTAGTGAATTATTGCAATATTGTAGAAAGGAAAACTTGTTTTTCCTTACTCTTAATGAAGAATATATGCGACAGTTGTATACTTCAGATGTAGATATGGCTTGGAAGTTATTTTTGATAGATACGGGAAAATTGGATCCTGTAGATATTTAGTTATTTATTTAAATTATAATATAATTTTATAGTTTAGAGTTTTTTCAATGATGGGTTATAATAGATTAGTTCACGATCTAGCCACAAGTTGAAATAAATTAAAAGTGAACACCATGAGTTATATTTTTGATGTGGTATATAATTCATTAACACACATCACAATTTCACAAAAAGTAGATAAATCCAGCTCGAGTATAGCTGTAAGAAAAACTTTTACTCCCGAAGAAGTGTATAATGAGAGGGTTCCTATACATATTCCGGATAACATGAGAATACATGTGGATCCCTCTGCTTTACGTCCTTTTTATTCTGACACCGTTTTGTGGACCACTTCTAATATACGATATGAATCGTTGTTATCAGCAGAAATTCCTTCTTATTTAATTAATTTGAATCAATCGTTATTACATGCATTTGAAGCAGCTACTTATTATAGGTGTAGGTTATGTGTGCGTATTTCTGTAACTGGTACCATTTGTCATCAAGGTACATTATTAGCCGCCGTTCAACCATTAGGTCAATTACAAACACATAGCGACTTGATAAACACTTTGTTAACGGGCCCGCATGCATTTTTGTCAGCTAATGAAGCCACTAGTGTATGTATAGAAGTTCCTTTTTATTCGTCAAATGCTTTAATGCCGTGTAGATCACTTTTAGAACACACACCATCATTAGCAGTAGTAGAAAACAATCAATATGGTTCAGGACAGTTTGCACAATTAATTTTATTTGTTTTAAATCCTTTAGCTGTAGCTTCAGGAGTTAGTTCTACAATTTCAGTTATTATAGAAACAGAATTTAAAGAGTTAGAGTTGTATGTTCCTAGATGTAATGTTTTGCAATATACAGTTAAAAATCATTCTGACATAATTGAGCCGAATACTTTTAAAGCACAAGCAGCGAGAGTATTATGTAGTTGTGTAGGTGCTTGTCTAGGTAAATGTGTATATGAAGTTTGTAAAAGAACTTTCTATGCAGAATCTGCTATGGCTACTTTAGCTACTGATTTGTTAGATGGAGCCTCTTCTACAATGAAGAGAGTTAGTGTAGATTTAATAGATGTAGCGCGTAGAACAATTAGAGCCTATACAGGCTTACATAATCCTAATTCTGCTTTATTACCCGATAAGAGTATAATGACGTTAAAAAATAATTCCAATGTAGTGGATGCAGTGACTAGATTTGAGAAATTAGATCCTTATGCTCAAACAGACCGAATAGTATTAGATAATAGATTAAGAACACTTAAAGATGAAATGTTAGTGCAAAATATAATTAGCAAACCTCAATATATAGGAACTTTTCAAGTTTCTAATAACGATGCTGCAGGAAAATTGCTGTTTTCTAGACCTATATCTCCTAATCAAGGATATTCGAGTATTAGGCATACTACACCAAATGGTACACGTCCTTTAATTAGAAATAACATAGAACATTTATATAATTTATCAAGAACGTGGACAGGTACCTTAAAAGTACATATACAATCAGTAATGACTGCAAAGCACAATTTAAAATTACAGTTGTCAAAATATTATAATCCTCAATTTGACATTATAGGAGCAGGAGGAGCACCTTCTATGAATACTTTAGTAGGTTGTCCAACTGATTTATTAGAGTTTTCACAAGGTGGTCAAATACTTACGATAGATTTACCGTTTTGTTCACAGTTGCGATCTTTATATAATACAAAAGATTTGATAGCAAATGCGGTTCAACATGGTATGTATTATATTCATTTAGCTCAACCTTTAGTTACAGGAGATTCAGTTGTTTCAACAGCTGAATTTAATGTATATATATCGTGTGGAGAAGATTTTCAATTTTTTGGTTATGCAGTAGACAGGTTTTACACAAAAGACGGTGTGACTCCATCTCTGAAAGCTTTACGTAATAGAGTAGTGTATAAACATGTAGGAAATAGCGTAAAATTAGTTGATTTAGCTAAACAATTACGGTTGTCTATAGATGATTTGATGTTGTTTAATCCAGGCTTATTCGTGATAAAAGATAATAAGACTGAGTTTTTAGATATAAAAGAAGGAGACTGCGTTTATTTTAATAATAAATTGTTTTTAAGTAATACCACAAATTGGCCTGTTATTAAAACTTATGATAATTGGATGAAGTTGTTTGAAAAAGATATATTTAAGGTTAAAGTTAAATCATATCCAGATATAAAGTTTACTAACAAAGACCAATTATACAAAGATTTTAAGTCTAAAATGACTTTTGATCTAAATATATTAAATGGAAATATTAATTCTGATAGTGAATGGAAGCAATTTTATAGTTTACTTAAAAATACTAGTATTAAAGATGTTATTGTTCGAAGTAGATATGAAAATTTGAAAACTAAATACGATACATTTCAAGATTTTTATGTAGAATTTATTCAAAAAGTTTCGACGTTTAGAGCTGAATCAGCTGTAGTTATGAATCAACCGTCGGATCAGTCCGTGTTAAGTGATAATAGTGAAGATAATAGAAATACACCAGTAGATAATTATTTACTTAAGTCGTTAGTTTCCGTTAGAGATATACTTAGAAGATTTGCGTATTATGGTACTATTAATATAAATACAGCACCATCACCTACTACTGGATTTCCAGCGTATATTGTTCCTTTGTCTGAAGAATTAGCGACATTAGATCAAATTCCACCTTATAAAATAATTTCTAATATGTATGTAGCTATAGATGGTGGTGTTAAGTTCAAAGCAATAACAAAAGGCTCTGTTGTACCTACAGTACAGTTTGTCCCTCCAGGATTAGGTATTGTAGGTGTTGACGGAGATTTAGCGAACATGGCGTTAGTTACAACAATTCCAGGTGCTTCTGATATTTCTAATGAATATAATATAGGTGTTAGATCTGGTAGAAATTTACCTTTTATAGAATTGCCGTGTCAAACAGTAGTAAATCAAGATGGAGCAGCAGGTACAAAATTATTTTCTTTGATAGAGGGAATAGTTCCTAATGTCAATCCTAGTGAATATATATGGTTATCTAGAACAGATACTACACATATGTCCGCTGCTCCTAATTCTTCTTTAGGTCATTTAATTTTAGATTATTACAATAAAGCTTCTGCCACAGAAGGCAGTACAGGAGAAAGTGATATATTTTTAGCGTATACAGATGAAACTCGTTTAGCTTTTCATGTCAAGGCACCTGCAATAGCCTTAGATTTAGACTCCTCAACCACCCCCCCTTATAGGTTAAATACTGTCCAACATCCTATGAACACCAATGGAACTATTGGACAAATATATTATACTTCCATAAATCAGTTTTTGTATTTTAG